TGTTAAGTTTGACGATAACGATAGAGTTACCCTTGAGTTAGAGGGTGGCGCTGAAGTAAGCGGTGAGTACGACATGGTGTTAGACGGTGCAGTGGATGATGTTAAGAGTGCATCACCGTGGTCTTACGCTAACAAGTTCATTGATGTAGAAACACTGGCAGCAGGTGATAGTTTTGGGTACGTCTCACAGCTAATAGGATACGCACACGCTGCAGGTAAGAACGTTGGTGGATGGTGGGTAGTCAACAAAGGTAACGGTGAGTTCAAGTATGTCCCTGCTGCCTCTGTAGACAAGGATGCTGTACTAGGTAACATACAAGATACGCACAACTACATCGCTAACGATGAACCATTTGAGCGTTGCTTCACGGCTGAACCTGAAACGTATAGGGGTAAGCCTAGTGGTAACATGAAGCTCAGTAAACAGTGTGGCTTCTGCTCACACAAAAAGAAATGTTGGCCGGGCTTGCAGCCTCTGCCATCTAAAGTCTACAAAGGTGGTAAGACGCCACCAACAGTAGAGTATGTGTCATTAAACAAGGAGTACTAGAATGACTAAAGTAACTATCGACGAACAAGAGTTTGACACTGATGACATGACTGAAGAGCAGATTGGTATTCTTAATCTGTTACAACAGAACTCTGTGATTCAGGGTCAGCTTAACCATCAGCTAGGGTGCTTACAAGCTATCGGTCAAATGAAGACTGCAGAACTTAAAGCATCACTAGGTGTTGAGGATACAGATGCCCCCGCCGAAGAAGCGTAGGCATAACTCTAGAAGGTATCGCAGTGGCTTAGAGAAAGAGGTTGCTGCGTACCTTACCGCTGAACAAAAGCAAGTCAGGTATGAAGTACTAAAGATAGAATGGGAAGACCTACGCTATCGTACTTACACACCTGACTTTGTTTTAGATAACGGTATAATCATTGAGACTAAAGGGATCTTTGATAGTGATGACAGACGTAAGCACTTGGAGGTACGAAAGCAGCACCCTGAGTTAGACATACGGTTTGTCTTTAGTAACGCTAAGGCTAAGTTATATAAGGGAGCCAAGTCTCGTTACTTTGATTGGTGTGACAAGAATGATTTCATGTGGGCACACAGGGTTATACCTGAGGCATGGTTGAAAGAGAAGGGCAAGCCGATTAAAGTAGATCGCATTGCACTTAAGCACAAGAGGAAAACTTAAATGACGTATCAGATTAAAGACAATGAGGTAGCCTTTGTACTTAAGCCACTAGAGTATGACAAAGATGGCAACTGGACAGGTGATTTATCTACGGCTATAGCGTTGCACCCGGACAACACTTTAAGTAAGGTAGACTTAGCACAGATGATTAACTTAGTTACTTTGCTAGGGGCATTCCTAGAGGTATCACAGTATGATGATTATGTGTACGATACCGTTGAAGCTGAGAGAAATAGATTAATAGATCTTGACATGTCAGACGAATCTGATATATACGAGGAAGTAGAAGGCACTGGTGGTAAGGTAGTACGCCTTACTGCATTCACTAAGACACAAGGTAACGCATGATTAGAGAAGAACCAAAGATGACAGGACACGATCCAGTAAACAAGCCTGTGCATTACAATCAGTCAGGTATAGAATGCATTGATGCTATTGAAGCTATGACAGAGAATATGTCTGGCTCATTGGCACCACAGGCAGCTAACGTACTTAAGTATATGTGGCGCTGCGAGTACAAGAATGGCTTAGAAGATATAGATAAAGCTATCTGGTACTTGAACAGGTTGCGTAAGCGTTGGGTGGAGACACACAAATGAACACTAAAAGATTCAGTGTAACGTTTATTATGTCAGTAGACAAGAACAATAACATACTATCCTCAGATGACAGGTCACACAGTGAGGACGTATACGATTTAATAGTTGATACGTTCTACGATACAGATGATGTTGAAGTAGAAAACTTATATGTAAAGGAGCGCCCATGATTAACGAGACAGACTTAGAAGCATTCGGTTACTTCGATATGTTTCAGAACAGTACAGACTACGATAAAGATCCTGTACGTTTCTATAGTCAGTTTGTAGAGGATAAAGTATTCACCAAAGGGCGTGAACGTCTAGTAGAGAATACGCTAGGCTTAGTAGGTGAAGCAGGTGAAGTGTCAGAGAAGGTCAAGAAACTATTCCGTGACAAGTCTAAGTTCTCTGATGAAGAAGTACTGAAAGAGTTAGGTGATGTACTGTTTTATGTAACAGCCTTGTCTAACATCTTTGGTGGCAATCTAAAGGCAGTCATGGAAATGAACATGACTAAGCTAGATGATCGTGAACAACGAGGTAAACTTAAAGGCTCAGGAGACAACCGATAATGAGTAACTATCTACCAACAGACTATCAGAGCTTCATTGCTCTATCACGCTACGCTAAGTACTACGATGGTGAAGGCCGTGAGAACTGGGGTGCTACTGTAGGGCGCTACATACTTAACCTTGTAGACAACAAAGTAGATCAAGCTACGTCAGATGAAATACACAATGCTATCTTGAACTTGGAAGTGATGCCATCTATGCGAGCCTTGATGACTGCTGGCCCTGCACTTGACAGGGACAACACTGCTGGGTATAACTGTAGCTATCTACCCGTAGATGACCCTAAGTCCTTCGATGAGGCTATGTACATCTTGCTCTGCGGTACTGGTGTTGGCTTCAGTGTTGAACGGCAGTACGTTAGTAAGCTCCCCGAGATCCCTCAACTGTTCGACAGTGAGACTACAATCGTCGTTAAGGACAGTAAGGAAGGTTGGGCTAAAGCTTTCAGACAATTGTTGGCACTCCTCTGGGCTGGTGAGATCCCTCAGTGGGACATTGGATTAGTACGTCCTGCAGGTGCTAGGCTTAAGACGTTTGGTGGTAGAGCAAGTGGCCCAGCGCCTCTAGTAGAACTATTTAACTTTGCTATCACAACTTTCAAGAATGCACAAGGCAGAAAGTTAAGCAGCGTAGAGTGTCATGACTTGATGTGCTTTATTGGTCAGATTGTAGTAGTCGGTGGTGTTCGTCGTAGTGCTATGATTTCATTGAGTAATCTATCAGATGATCGTATGCGTCACGCTAAGTCAGGTCAGTGGTGGGAGACTGCTGCATGGCGAGCCTTAGCTAATAACTCTGTGAGCTACACTGAGAAGCCAGACATGGAAACATTCATGCGTGAGTGGCAATCCTTGGTAGAGAGTAAGTCAGGTGAGCGTGGTGTATTCAATAGGCAAGCAAGCAAGAAGCAAGCTGAGAAGTATAACCGAAGGGATAGTAACTACGACTTTGGTACTAACCCGTGTAGTGAGATCATCTTACGGCCATACCAATTCTGTAACCTAACGGAGGTAGTAGTACGTGCTACGGATACTGTGGATGATCTGGCTAGAAAAGTTAAGCTGGCTACGATTCTGGGAACCATTCAATCCTCATACACAAAGTTTCCCTACTTGCGTAAAGTGTGGGCAAACAACACAGAAGAAGAGCGGTTGCTTGGTGTGTCACTTACGGGAATAATGGACAACCCCTTGATGACCCATAAGAATAAAGGTTTGGAGAAGACACTTGAATATCTTCGTGGGATCGCTGTATCTACTAATGCTGAATGGGCTGACCGTCTTGGTATACCTGTATCTGCTGCAATTACATGCGTCAAACCGTCAGGGACGGTATCGCAACTGGTGGATAGTGCCTCTGGCATACATGCTCGCCACAGTCCCTATTATATCCGTACTGTCCGTGGTGATAATAAAGATCCACTAACACAGTTCATGAAAGACAAGGGTGTACCTAACGAGCCGTGTGTTATGAAGGGTGATACTACTACCGTGTTTAGCTTCCCGGTTAAGTCACCTAACAAAGCAGTCACTAGAAACGATATGACAGCCATAGAGCAGCTTAAGACGTGGCTGACGTATCAACGCTCATGGTGTGAGCATAAGCCCTCTGTGACGATCTCTGTGCGTGACCACGAATGGCTACACGTAGGTGCCTTTGTTTACGAACACTTTGATGAGATGTCTGGTGTGTCTTTCTTGCCACACTCAGATCACACATATCAGCAAGCACCTTATCAGGATTGTACTAAGGAAGAGTATCAGCAACTGTTAGCTACTATGCCTAAGAGCATTGACTGGACAGAGCTTACTC